AAGCCTTGATGTTGCCGTAGGTTGCCGCGACCAGACTGAGCGCCTCGGCCGGGTCGGTGGTACTCAGGCTGTCGGCCACGGATGCCTCCTGTCCCGGCCAGAAGCCGAGCGCGTCGTAGTGACGGTTGGCGCAGAACCCGGACAGGTACTGCGGCTTGACGTACTCGGCTGCCTTGACCCGGCAGCGGTTGAAGTCGCCGGGGACACCCCAGTTGACGCCGGACTCGGCGGAGGCCCACCAGTCGCGGAGCCGGTCGGTGTCCTCGTAGTTGGTGATCCAGCCGGGGCCGTCCTCGGTCTTGCCGGGCGCGATGTCGACGAAGGTGTCGGCCTCGATGGAGGCGACCATGGACTCGCCTTCCGCGGCGAGCGGCTCCCCACCTTCGTACCAGTCTTCGGGGTGCTGGCCGAGCGCGATGAAGGCCTCGTGGAACGCGGGGATCTGGACGATGGAGCCGCCACACGACCGGGCGTCGGTGAAGGTGACGCCTTCCTGTTCGTCGGCGCTCTCCTCGGAGAACTCCATGGCCACGTCGTCGGCGTCGACCGAGACACCGAAGCGGCCGAACTCGGCGATCAGCGCCTGCACCTCGTCGGACTCGGCGTTGACGATGAAGTTGCCGGAGTAGCGGATCTCGTTGCCGACCCGCATGGTCTGGTCGATCTTGAACACGGTGACCGACTTCTCGTGACCCTGTGCGGACTCGCGCTGCCACGACAGCGGCAGGGGCAGTGGTCGGGTGCGGAGGGCACCGGCGGAGAACCGGCGGCGGTCTCCGGACCATGTGTCCTCGACGGTCAGGACCCCGTAGCCGGGGGTGACGGGTGCGCCTGCGAATACGTCGGCCACCAGTGCCTCGTCCTTCTCGGGCTCGGGCATGGGCTCCTCCTCGGTGTCGGGCTCAGACTGCCACACATCGCCTCCGCCTTCGGAGAACTGCGACCAGTCCGTGTTGTGGCACTCGGGGCGCAGGTTGGGTCCCAGCGCCTTGATCTGCTCCAGTGAGAACCATGCGGCCACGTCGGGCTTGCGCCGCTCCGGGTCGTCGGGGTTCTCGGTGTCTGCCACCTCGGGGTTGAGTGCCTCGAAGGCTTCGCGCTCGATGTCGCAGGTGAGCACGAAGCCTTGGTAGATGCCGTCCTCGGAGGCCCAGCCGCCGGTGATCTCGCCGTCGGGGCAGGGGCAGCCGACCTCCTCGCAGAACTCTCTGCGGGCGGCCTCCTCCGGCGACTCCTCTCCCTCCAAGGAGCCGCCGGGGAACTCCCACGTGCCTTGCACGTCGGGGGCGTCGTCTTGGTCGAGGGAGCGCTGGATGAGCAGGACTCGGCCGGTGTCGGATGCTTGCACTGCGAGGCCCGCGTGGGTGGGACTGTCGGTGGGCTCGTCTAGGGTGTCTGGCTCGCCCATCGCCATCCACTCGGTCGTGGACATCTTCTTCCGCTTCTTCTTCGGGTCGATGTCTTCGCTGGGTGCTCCCCACCCTGCTGACCATGTGTCGGGGAGTTCCACGTCGGGGCAGCCGAGCGCTGACTTGCGGGTGCGGATGTGGGCCTTGGCCTTGGCTGGGTCCTTGGCTCGGCCGATGGCTTGGATGGCGTTCTTCAGGTCGGCGCAGTCCTCGATGGGGAAGGACCCGTCGGGCAGAGTGTGAGCGTCCTTGCGCTCCGCAGGGGTGTAGTCCTTGAACTCGCCGTGGTGCACGGTCCACCGCACCGTGGAGTCGGGGAGCAGGTAGCGGGTCCCCCACCGGGTGGGGACCTCGATGCGGGAGGCGACGAGTGCTTCGGAGGCGAGCACGGGCCGGACTGTGCAGCGGCAGTTGATCCACAGTTCGATGTCGACGCCGGGGTAGCCGGGGTAGGGCATCTTCTGCCCGCCGACGAGGAAGTCTTCGCCGATGGGGCGCTGCTGGCCGGAGGCGACCTCGTGGGTGTGGCGGACCTTGGTGTCGTTCATGTCGACCCATTCGAGGAACAGTTCCTCGGGGTCGTCGTCACTGGCGGTGATGGTGGCGTGGGACAGGATGGCGGTGGCGAGCCAGACAGTGATGCGCTCGATGGTGTTGTGGTCGGCCTTGACCCGGTCGGTCTTGGCGAGGGTGGTGCGCACGTCGTCGATGAACTGGCCGGGCAGGTGGCCTCGGGTGGACCCGGCTTCGTCGGCGTAGGCGATCCGCCACTGGTCGCGGACCTCGCCGAGCAGTTCGCTGTAGCCGTCGGTGTTGACGGTGCCGTCGAGTGCCCGGGTGACCACGGGTCGCAGCGCGGACTCGATGCGCTCCTGTGCGGAGCGGCGACGGGAGGCGAACTCCTCCAGCGCGAGGACGATCACGCGATGCCCTCCAGTGCCTTGGAGAGCAGGGCCCGGGTGTGGGGGCGCTGTTGGGCGAGCAGGGTGCGGACGTAGGCGTCGAGGCGGGGCACGACCTTGTCGGCCGGGGCGACACCGTTGAGGCACATCGCGGCGTGTGGGAAGGCGTCGTCGAGACACATCTCGGTGAGCCCGTTGGCGGCGACGACGGTGTGCACCTCGTACGCCTTGACGTTCGTGGGCTGGACACCCCCCTTGCCCTTCTGGCGCAGTTTGTTGCCCGCCCGGTTCAGGGCGGTCAGGACCAGCGGCTCGCACACAGCGAGCAGTAGGGCCGCGGCTTCGGGCAGGTCTCGGGTGGGGTGGTCCTCACCGGAGGGGTCGGGGCGGGTCTCGCGTGGTGTCGCCGAGGGGAGCAGTAGCGGGCCGAGGTCGACGCCGAGTGCTTCGAGGGCCTGCTGGACCTGTTCGGGTGTGGCGGAGCCGGAGGCGACCTTGATGGTCAGCCACAGCCTGCGGCCTTCGTCGTCCATGAGGTCGTTCTCGGGGTCGAAGCCGTTCTCGCGGAGCACCACCTCGGCTTTGACGACACCCAACTTGTACAACTCGACGGCCTCCTTGGACCGGTCGGGTCGTAGCCGCAGGTTGGTGGTGTCGTAGCCGATGCCCTCCATGCCTTCGGTCAGGGGGCGGAGGAACCCGATGATCAGTGAGTTGCAGACCAGCCCGAGCATCGGCTCGATGTGGAGCCGGATGGTCTCCTCGTCGATCTGCCACGCACCCCAGTGGGAGACGCCGTTGGTGGAGCCGCCGCCGGTGCCGGGGTTGGAGGAGACGCCGAGGATCTTCTCGGGGGGTAGGTCCATACCGAGGGCGAACCGGTGGATCGCCGCTTCGCGCATCGGCCGGGTCTCGGCGTCGAGTTCGGTCCAGAACTTGACCAGTTCCATGACCTTGCCGTTGGCGAGCACCTCGGAGGGGACGGTGGCGAGCACCGGCATCAGCGACTCCGGGGAGGAGGGGTCCTCGATGGCACCCATCATGGCCTCGGCGAGGGTCCACAGCATCCCCTCGGCCTCGTTGGCGGGCGCGACCTTCTTGCCGTTGATCTCTGAGGGTGGGGCGGGGAAGGTCACGTCCTCGGAGATGAATCCGAGTCCGGCACCGGTGAGGCGGGAGCGGCACTCGGCGAAGATACGCAGGGTGAGCCACTCGATCTCGCGCAGCACCGGGAGCAGTGAGCGGAAGGGGCTGTCGGCTTCGAGGCGGCGCATCGGGTTGGGTCGCCAGATGCGGATGACGACGGCGTCGTCGGGCAGGATGATGTCGGGCTCACCCTCCTCCCGTGAGGTGATCGACCACTGCTCCCCGGCCTTCTTGACCTCCAGCACCGAGAGGATCTCCCACTGCTCGTCGGTGTCGACGACCTGCTTGGTGACCTCGTCGCGGATGTCGACCTCGCGGCCGATCAGGTAGCACTCCCCGGCGATGGTGAGGTGCTGGCCGATGGCGTCGAGCATCGCCTCCTGCCCTTCGGAGCCGTTGAACAGGGCGTCGAGCACGTCGACCGCGGTGCCGTTCTCCAGCGGGACGGCTCCTCGGCCGGACTTGTCGGTGGCGAACAGGGAGCAGCGGGCCAGTGCGTGGCCGAAGTAGGTGGCGGCGTAGCGGGCTTCACCGCAGATGCCGTAGTGGCGGTAGCACTCGCGCTGCCACTCCTTGGCTCCGACGTAGATGCCTGCGACCTTGCCGGGGTAGCGGACCGCTGACGCGACCAGTGAGGTGCTGGGCAACGTCGGCGCTTGGGCCGGTGCCTTCCTGCGTCCTGCCACTGGCTAGTCCTCCCCATCAAACGCCATAAACACTGCTCCGAGGTACGCAGCGGTGAAGATCGAGCAGACGATCCACCACGCAGTGTGCCACCCCGAGAGCCATCCTGAGAGGACCACGACCGGGGAGATGTACATTCCGGCGCAGTATCCGCAGTGCAGCAGAGGGGTCCACGGGCCGACGACATCGCCGTGCTCGTTGTGGACGAGGCTGCCGTTCTCGTCTCGCCAGCCGGTGAGTTCGTCCCACTTGTCGCGCAGCCAGATGCTGGGTGGGTACACGTCGAAGACGATCAGCCGGGTGATCCGAGCGGTGGTCACCACCGACAGGACTGCGGCTGCCACCCACTGGAAGTTGCTCATGGTTACTCCTTGTTGAGTTTCGCAGCGAAACCGTCTCAGGTCTGGCGGAGTTGCCCGCCGTGGCCCATCCGCATGCCCTTGAACAGTTCGCGGGGGTTGGCGATGGAGGACCCCATGCCTGTTCCCTTGGCGAGCCGGGTCAGGACGTGGACCAGTGCATCGACCCGGTTGGGGGATGCGCCGTGGCCGGGGACCCATGTGGTCATCTCGTCCTCCAGTTTCTGGAAGGTGCCGCGCTCTCCGACGTGGAAGACGCGGCGCTTCTCGTAGAGGGTGACGATGGGTTCGGCGCGGATGTCCTTGCCTCGGCGGGACTGTACGGCCTTGATCAGCGGCATCAGGTCGCGGTTGTGCTTGCCGACGGTGTTCTCCAGCACGTAGATCACCATGTCCTCGCCGTAGTTGCGCTCGGGCACCAGTTCGTTGGCCTTCCACTCCCGGTACTGCTTGTTGGACATCGAGCCCCAGCCTTCGGGGCTGTACTTGCCGGTGTAGTCGGCGAACACGTAGAAGTTCTTGTCGTGGCCGACGCCTGCGACGATGATGCCGGTCTCGTCGGACTTCTTGTTGGCGGTTCCGGCGGGGTCGATGCCGACCGCGATCTTGACCATCTCGTCGGGGTCTTGTTCTTCGACGTGGTTGATCATCCCCCACTTCCACAGCGAGCCCTCCACGTCTTCGAGGACCTCGCCGTGGAGTTCCTGCCGTCCGGCCCGTGATCCTTCGAACCGGCCGATGACGATGCGCTGGAACACGGGGGACAGGTTGGACATGTTGGCGTAGGTGGAGACCCGGCGGTCGACGGTGTACTCGTCCTTCAGGGTGTCCTTGACCCACTCGGTGGGCTTGGGTGTGGAGGTGGCGACGATCTTGGGGTAGTCGCCCTTGCGCAGGCCGAACAGCATGTTGTCCCACGACTCCTGTACCAGCGTCCAGTGGGCTGGTTCGTCGGCCCAGACGAAGCCGGAGTTCTGGCCTCGGAGCCGGTCGGGTTCCTCGGCGCTGTAGCCCTGTGCCTTGCAGCCGTTGGGCCATGTGAGGAGTTTCTTGGACGGCTCCCATTCGGGGCGCTGGCCGGGGGGTGAGGTGGCGAGGATGCCGGACTCGCCTTCGACCATGATGTTTCGGAAGTCGGGGCCGGTGGCTCCGATCAGGGTGATCAGGGGGACGATCTTGGTGACCTGCTGGGTGATCTCGGAGCCGGTGCGGGTCTTGCCTGA